TAGCAACACCCGTAGTAGAATTCCAAGCGCCGAAGTTTATCGTTCTTGCGTTAGTCGCTCTTGCCTGAAGTGAAAGATTGCTGATTCCCGCGATAGTGGTAGAGGCTATGGTGGTGATAGTGCCAGTGGTCGAAATTATATCATCAAATGAACCAAGAGGAGCGGTGACTACGGTGGCACTAACGATGTCACCATCAGTTTCTAAAGACGATCCACCACCCGTGTTGATGGTGAGTGTACCCGTCATCGTATCACCGGCTTTTAGGACGTAGGGGCCGCCACTGCCAGAAAACCCTATGGTGATTTCATTAGTCGTTTGGGTAACATCAATTCCAGTGTCCCCGGAAATAGTGCGAAATATATAATTGCCACCATCCCTAGTTTTATAAACCTCTGCACCACCACCAACATTTAAGCCAAACTCGGTTGCACGCATTGCACCGCCGGGAAGTCTTTGGCTATCGGGAACTTTGATTAGAATCTCATAATATGCAGAAGGTTTTCCATTTTTAGAAATAGGCAGGATGTTTTTTGCCCGGCTAACGGTGATAAAAAGGTTATTCTCAAATGAAAAAATATCACCTTCTTGATAGGTTACGTCATTTTCCCATTGACCTTTGAACTCAAATCCCTTGCCGTCAACACCATCTTTACCATCAATCCCGTCGCGTCCATTAACACCGGAAACACCATCCACACCATCACGACCATCTTTTCCGTCGATACCGTCCTTGCCATCTTTACCATCAACCCCATCTTTACCTTTATCGCCCTTGATAAAGTCTATCTCTTTTAAGGTTTTGAGTGCGTTTTTACTTATTTCCACAGCTTCGGTGGCTTTTTCATCGGACTTTTTAGCAATTTCCACGGATTTCGAGGAAACTTCTAACGATTGCCGTCCTGCGTTTAACGCATCTTCGGACTTTTCAATACACTCTTGAACTTTAGCGTGATCGGCATCATCGCCTTTATCACCTTTTTCACCCTTTTTAGAGTAAAACTCTTTAGAGTAATTATACCACGATTTAGAAGGGGGAGGCTCACCCCACGAAGGTTCTAGCGCAATGAATATCTCATCGTTTTGGGTAACAACGTCATTCTTTTTATAAGGCGTTGTGTTGTCGTGCTTGCCTTTGAATTGCTCCACACTAAATGACTGCCCATATTTGTGCGTTAAGGTTAGTCGATCCACCGGCACTAGCAACCGTTGCCCTAATTTCTTGCCCACGCACAAGGGACTCAAGCGTGTAAGTCCCCGCTACGGTGAAAGACAACGGCGTGTTGATTGCATCACACACAGGAATTGCTGTAGTGCCGTCGGCAGCTTTTACTTGCAAAGTAACAGCCGCGCCGTTTGGGGTTCCATATAGTTGAAACTGTCCTCTGCCTGAAGTAGGCCACTTAACCCATGATCCGCTTGCAGAAGTAGTCGCTGCTATTAGGAGCGTTACGCCGCCATCTGTACAGTTATTAGCCATATAAACCTACAATGTTTGAGGTGCTACAATCGCGTAGTTATAAACAGAAGTATCACTTGCGGTTCCGGCAATCGTGAAGCCAGTACCAGCGGTGATAGTTTTAACGGCAGGAATAGCGCCAACTGTACCGGCTGCGGTTTTAAGTGACACAAGGACAAATCGTTCTGAATTCATAAGTGTGTTTGCAACCACAACTGGGGTTGTTCCGTCACAGGTAAAAGTACCCGTTGAAAGTACTGCGTGAGAGAGAGGCATAGTAAACTCCTTTTGTTTGAAAAAATTATATCTTAAAAATCGTAGCTTTCCATTAAACTTTGCTGGTTAGTAGTGCATAAACCTCGGCCATTGTGCGGGGGCGTTTACCATCAAAGAATATATTCTTATTTGCTTTTGCAGCCTTTTTAAATACTCGCGCCGCCTGTATCTGACTATTCTTGTTCTGTATGAGATTGGACGCATCATCAACCCCCATGAAATGTGCTGCGTAAATCTCACCGTTTGAAGGTTCTTTCTTCAAAAGCTGACGTAATCCGTTGGTGTTTTCTTTCGTGAGCAATCCCGCCATTACAGCATTAGCAGTAGGGTCGTTAATGTCTTTCACCGTGTAACCATACTCATCGCCGTATTTTTCAATGAGGCTTTTGAATGTTGGTTTAGTTATCTGAAAAAGACCTGAAGCACTGGACGTTCCGGCTTGCGCGTTTGGATTGCCGCCCGATTCAACTTGTGCAATGCGTCCTAGTAAATTCCTATCAACACCTACGTTTTCAGAAGCATAGTCTATAGCTTGTGAAACATCTGGGGATATGGATGATTGTGGGGATGGTGGTTTATCTTTAAGGATAACGGGCGCTGGCGCTTCAACATCAATTCCCTCGAATAAGTCTCTTCCTTGGGATTCCACACCGATTGCATCAAAATCAATTTGCTCTTCTGGTTGCGTCAATTGCCCCACTGCATTTGTAGCGCCACGTACTACCGCATTAGGAACTATCTTATTAGATATTCCTTGAGTTAGGTATTTAGATGCTGCGGGGGTATTGTATAGGGTTTGCGCTACTTTTGGCACTACTGCACCGGCAACAGCGCCCGGAAGGCCGCCAAGCGCGTACCCACCAGCTCCTATCCCTAGACTTAGAAGTTGTTGCATGGCTTGTCTTTGGGGGGTTCCGCTATTAGGGATATTAGATGCAATAAGTTTTTTTCCCGCACGCGCAAGGTCGTTTAATGCACCACCACCTTTAGCAAAGTCTTTGTTTCCCGCTTTCACTGCCCCTATAAGTGCTGACGGCGTTATGAATCCGGTTTGTGTTTCATTGCCAACCGACTGCATGGCTTTGTTTATTGTTTTGAAAGCACCATACTGCTGCCTAAGTTTTTGCCACGCCTTACCATCTTTTGCAGGGAGCGAGCGAAAAGCCGCATCATCTAAAGCATTTCTAAGTGCTCTTGCATTCTCTGCAATAAATGTATCTGTGCTTTTATTCGCCACTTTACTTAAAGTAGAACGCGTGTTTTGATACGTTTTACCATCAATTACACCACCAATATTTCTAATATCATCGATATAGCTTGTGATTTCTTGACTTCTATCTTTGCCGAGTCTTTTTGTTAGCTCCGTTTCAATGCTATTTGTAGCATCTAATAAATCATTATCAACCTTAACGCCCGTCTTTTTAATCATACCAGTGAAACGCTTGGAAAAACTATCACCAGCAACGTCTAGCGTATCTGGCAACGCATCTTCTGCCTGAATACCAGCTCTGCGTAGCGCAGCTTTTGTGTACTGACGAAGTTGATTTTCTTTTAATGCTTCAGCGGCCCCGGACGTAAGCGGCATGTCATTAAAACCAGCCTCAACACTTGAAAGAAACTTGCTACCAGTTTTTTGTGACGGGAATAACTCAACACCCTCTTTTTCTAATAACGATACAGCTTTTTGTGAAGCGCGGTCAGTCTTTGAGGTTATGGGATTCATTAGCTTTCCCATCACTCCACCAGTCACAAGCCCGACACTGCCTTGAATACCGGCTTGCTTTGCTCTCTCATCCATGCCGCCTTGTTCTTGTGCGCCTAATGCTCCACCCAAAAGCCCATAGCCTAAACCAGCCTTAGCTCCAGCAGAGAATCCCTTCGCCACGCCACCAACCGGCGCATAAGTAAGTGGATCGCCTAAAAACTCACCAAGTCCACCGGCGAACCCAGTCCCACGCACCTCCTGATTATATTGTTTTGCAAGATTTTCAGTGTCCCTATAAAAATCACTATCTTCTTGACCCACTAACTCTGTACCCATTTGCAGCAAGCCTAGAGCACGCTTCTTTGCACCGGTTTCTAATCCTGAAGCAAAACGAGAAAAAGCACCCTCTTCTTTAGGTAGGGTAAACTGTTCTTGTTCAAATTCTGCAAATAAGTCACGTCCCATTACTGAATGCCTAACTTCATAATAACTTGTTCGCGTGTCATTCCATGCTTTGTCATAGTTGTTTGAATATCATCTTCGGTTATTTCGCCAAGATTAGGGTGAGTTGCGATAGCTGCTGAATTGGCTTTTGGCTTATAAACAAAATCAGACTCAACCCCAAATTTCTTAGCGGTATTTCCAAATTCTTCATTTACGCGGTTTAGCTCTTTACCCATCTCATTTCGGCGAATCATGATTGACTTAACAAGCTCGGCTCTTTGGTTGTTAGTAAGTTTATCACCGCTCACGAATTTACCAACAATACCTCCGGTTTTATCAGCCAAAGCGCCGGTTTGTGACATTGTGCTGAACTCATCATCCGTCACAGCAGAAGCCCGTTTATCAAAAGCCTGAACACCCATTTTAATCAATTGATAATCAGAAAAACCTGTGCCTTGTTTCGCAAGGTCTTTTGCTTGTTCAAAGTCCGTCAATGCGGTGATGTACGGTTCGGCTATTTTGTCATATTGGTTTTTTACATCAAAGTAGTTTTTTGACGCATCTTTCTTATCTTCTCTTCCCTGTTTTTTCTGTTCAAGCATAGCTTCGCCCATGCCAGCCATTATTGGGTTGCCTGAGTTTTTCAGAATGTACGGGGCCATTGGATTGCCAGATGGCGCAGCGTCCTGTGATGCTGCCGCGCCTACAGTTGCGGGTGAGCCGCTGGGGGATGCATCTCCACCACCCATCCCCGCCATGTTCATAAGCATTTGTTGCTCTTTCGCGCTTTGTGAAAGTGATGCAATTTGCTTCGCTACGTCTTCAGGAATGTTATTTGAAATAAGATACAAATACGCCTGATCGGGAGGCATGTCTTTTGTGGCTTCAATCAACGCTTGTGGGTTACGAAGTGCTTGTTGACCCGCTCGCTTGTACTGCATTTCCTCGTTCTGATATTGCTGACGAGTTGCAAGAGCGTCTTGTTGCATTGCTGTGCTGATTGCATCTGAAACGGGCGCACCTTGCATTACTGCTAGACCCGCAAGTTGCATTAAGCGTCCGTTGCTGAATATGCTTCCTTGATCTTCAAACATTAGAAAAACCCTTGATTCATTGGATTAGTAATTGCACCCGTAAGTGCTGATCTTGTACCGTTCATGGATGTATTGTATTTGTTCCAATCATTGTAAAGGCCACCCGCCGCCATGCCTAAACCACCTAATTGTTGCAATCCCGTAGGCCCGTTTTGTTGCGTAGTTGCGCCCGTTGGGAAAGCACCTAACAAGTTACCGTAGTTTTGCAGTTGGGTTAGTGGGAAGTCTCTGCGTCCGTAAATCTCTCTTGCCGTAACATCCAACATGCGTTGGTTTTGGTTTTGAATCTGACCACCTGCACCAAGTTTATTGCGTAAATCTTCAAGATAATTTCCGCGCATGGTGTTACCCATTCCCGCTTGTAATTGAGAAAGATTACCAAATCCTCCCGCTGCTTGGAACTCATTCGCACGCTCTTGGTTGAACTGTTGTGTTCCCATTTGCGCTGCGTTGTTAAATCCTTGGTATCTTAGGTTTCCAGTAGTTTGGCCTATTTGACTCATCAAGTTACGTTGCAATTCTGAAGATTGTAAGGCACTGGAAGTATCACCAAAGCTTCTACGTCCTGCTTGACGTGATGCAAGTTGCCCTCTTTGAACGTCAGCACTACGGTTAATATCTCCTAACGTGCTTTGAACCACCGCATCTTCGTAAGGATTCATGTATCGATTAACACCACTTTGGAAGTCCGCGTCAGTCATTCCACGCGCTGATCTGCCTAGATAATCATTTGCTTGACCTAATGCCGCCCCGGCTTGTTGGTAGTATTCATTACCAGCGGTAACGGGTTGTCCTAACGCAGTAAGTGCTGACCTTTGATATTCGTTGAAAGGCTCAACCTGTCCAACGGGAACCACCCCACCATTAAAGGAGGGGTTCATTTGCCCCATCATTGCGTTGTAGGACGCTTGACGGCTAGGGTCAGCAGCTAGGAACGCAGCTCCTTGGCCTCCAGTTCCACCCATCGCATTGGTTTTGCCAGTAAATCCTAGTGCCATCAATGCTTGTTGCCGTTGCTTTTGTTGCTGTGGTGTGAGTGCCATTTTTCTATCCCTTATAATTTCCGCGCATTCCAAGACCTTGATCTTGAACGCGTTGTCCGTATGAATTAAAACTTCCTGACTGTGCTTGTGGAGCGCCGCCCATAATTGCCATTAAATAATCCTCGGTGATTGAGGTTCTAGGTATCATGCCCTGCAATTCAGCAAGCCTTACATTAGCCCCGGCCTGATCGGTTCCTCCCATGAAAGCACCAATTTTAGCCAGTTGCTCAGGTGTGTATTGAGTGCCTCGTTGCTGCATGTTGCCCATGCTTTGACTTGCCACAAGGTTCAATCTTGACAACGGATTGTTCCATTGGTCTTTCGTCGTCATGCGAGAATCCATTAAGCTCCGTCCACCGCCTTGTCGCGCAATCATCTCATTGCGTAATTCTTCCATTTGTTGCTGTTGTGCCGCCTGTGCAGCAGCGGGGTCTTCACCGCCTTGTGCATTTGGGTCTGTGTAGGGACTAAAGTAACCACCTTGTGCATCGCTGAATTGCTGCAAGCGATAAAGCTCAGGTGAGTCAAATATAGATTGTGGTTCATTAGCACGAGCCATTGGAATGGCCTGATAAGGCATATTCAAGTAGTCATTTACTTTAGGTAAATAATTCTTGAGATACGCATCTTTCAAAGGGCCGGGCATTGAGTCAAAAATGGAGACTTGGGAAGTCTTTGACTTTCCACCACCCAAGCCTCCTAACAGAGAGCCGCCAATACTTAATGCTTCGCCAATTCCAAACATATCACCATCCCACGTTTAAAGTGCGGCGATCCCATTTAAGAACCCCGCTAATGTTAAGTAGCAAAAACTCATAAGTTGCATTTCTCACCACATCGCCTACCCGATCAAAATCGGTTACGTCCGTTGGCGTAGCCGGTGCAGCGCGATCTGTTCTCACCCGTCCCGCAAGGTATCTTGTGTTGAGAGAAGTATTATCCAGCACATCCTCAGTCCTAAGAATTGCCAGTTTCTTTAGGTATTCGATAGGGTCTGTGGTTGCTGTGAATGGAGGCCAAGGCTTCATAAAGGAGTCCTTGGGTTGATTGTTTCATACCAGTTGCCTAATGCGAAAGACTCGCCGAGTGCGTTCTTTTCAAAACGGTATTTACGCTGACGACCTGCGGCTTGCATGTCGAGGAAAGTCGTCGTCGGTGTGATTGCAAATCCTGAGTAGGTAAATTCTTCAGAAGATTGTTGATAATCTTTCGTGTAAATCGTTACGTCAACATTGCCGGTCTGTGTACTATCGGGAGTGAGTTCAAGAATCTCAAACGTGTTGTCGCCCTCACCAATTTGCACATAGTTAGTTTCAGCGTAAGCAGTCATTGCTGCGCCGTTATCATCATTGCCGAAATCATGAATATAAAGTGCGCCGTTTACAGTATCGGACGCGCTATACCCCATATAGGGATAGCTAAATATTGGAACGGGCATTTCAGCGAATGTGCGAGACATAGTGCCTAACGTGAAGTGCCCTTCAAGATAATTATATATCACATATTCATTGGGTTCAAGCGAACTTCCCGTTGGAAAGAAAAACCATATTTGATTGTTGGGTGTATCTGTTCGAGCGAAGCATTTATATGATTGCGTATTTAAGTTTGTGAAGATGTAATCATAGGCCGTATTGTTTGGAATCTTTGTAACACCGGACCCGTCATACATATAGAAGTCATCTTTACCCATCCAATACACTACGCCTTCAACTTCTGCGCGTGCCATTGGCCCGATAATTCCATCACTTAAAAATAATTCTTGAAACAACCAAACATCAGGAAAGCCCACGAATTGTAGGGTAAATACTTCATTCGCGGTAAACAGAAGATCAACATTGCGTGCGCGTGCCTGTGATAGCCATTTTCCAACGCCTGTAATATCAACTTCATACGCTGTACCTGAAGGGTCCGCGGGGTCCCATAATGTTGCATCACCAGCGGAGGAAGCCTTGAAGCGATTATCAACTCCGTCTTCGCCTAAAGTACATACTGAGTTATTTGAAACAAACACCCAGTTGACAGCAGTAGGTGCATTCAAAAGAGCAGTAGGTGCAACTGCGGTATCATTTTCCCAAATATACACTCCTTTTTGATCGCCGGGTGTCATCACAACATCGTTGCCGAATCTTCCAAACGACCATATCCGGGGATAAGTAAACACACCTAACGTGGAAGACTTAGGGGTTCCGTAGGTTCCCATCCCATAAGGGCCGAGGCCGTAACCTGTACCAGTTTCAAAATCTATCTCACCTGCGGCTATTTGATTGCTATAAACCGTTGCCGCACCACCGGCTGCTGTCACAGATGAAGTTGCAAATGTTGTGACTGGAATGGTAAATTGATTAACATTCACAGTATTAGGGTGGACTATGTGTTCTTTGTTAAGCTCTCCCGCAGGAATACCGGCAAAAGTAGCTGCGCCGCTCATGCTTATTCTTTGTCCATCTACAAGTCCGTGGGCTGCGCTTGTTACCATTACGCGATTAGAAACAAAGATACATCCCGGATCTGATCCATTGTCGTCTGAAGTAGCGGCTGTTTGAACGTTGAATTTTACCGATGTTCCGGTAACAGTCACAACATGTGTTGCGTTAAACTCTGCAAAGGGAACTCCACCTATATCGGTAGTTAATCCACTAATCTTTAATCTATCTCCGGTTTGTAGCCATTGTGGGTTAGATATAGAGGCGCGGATCTGCCTACTGTCTTCGGTAGTTTCTAAAATCCCTGAATTGGCAACCTCGTAATCTGAAGCTAGGCTATTCGCAATCGCTACGGTAGAGGTCAAAAGAGGCGTAATGTTTGTCAATCCACCCTGATAAAACACAAACAGTCTATTGTTTGTCCCAATGAGCATTCGTTGTTTAGTGGTAACGTAACTAAACGCTGACCTTGCCGCACCCAACAACCGTACAGAACTAGCGTAGTTTTGTTCCATCCATCCCTTGAGAGAACGCAACATTCCATTCATGAAATACACTTTGTCCGTTGCAGTATAATGCAAGGTAGTAGCTTCCGTTTGGTCTGGTATAGGATTTGTTCCCGGCTGAACTTGAATGAGTACGCGTTTCATGTTCCCGCCTGTGGGATAGCCCCGCCATTTGTAAATGAACCTACAGTAGTAAAGTTTCCACCGCTTCCTGAGTTAACGTTAAAGGATGAAAATATATTCTTCTGATAAATTATGGGCTGCGTTCCCGTTGGGGTTGCTCCCGTCTCACCAAGCGGGGCAGGAAAGCCATCTTCTGATATAAATTTCCGTCTATTCGCCTCAACACTGAAATCTAAATACTCGCCAATATTTAAATATACCTCGCCTATTTTAGCATTAATGGTTGACGTATCTACGGTGCGAGTTTGTGACAACAAGCGAATTTCAGGATTAGTAAAGCCAACATCAAAAGCCGATCCCGTATTTGTAAGGATGGTTTTGTCTGATACATCGTTAACGTATAGATTAGAAACCCTAGATCCGGGAGCTGCGTCCGTATTCCACGAAGCTAAAATGTGATAGGTGACAGAATTTGAAAGTGTTGAAGTCCTAAACGAATAGACATCCCCACCACCAGCACTTGCAAGTTCTATCGCATAGGTACTTGCCGGACTAGACACGGTTCCAAACCGTGTAGCTTGAAATTCACTCGTTCCATCATCACACACGATGCCTTTCTGGCTTGCGCTAGATGCATTAAAACTAATCCAAAAGCTAAGGATTCCTAAGTTGTTTGCTGATAGTCCGGTAACGGAAGAATTATAAATCAATCCCGCTTCGTTATTATTAACGAAGTAAGCGTTATATCTTCCACCAGCAGTTAAGAAGAATCTGTCACGTAACATTATGCAAAATTCAGCGCGGAACTTGCGTACCACGTTGTCCCTGCGTCGTAAGTCACCATTGAAATTATATCCACTGCATTCGCTGAACTTGTAAGCGTGGGGGCAACCGCACCCACCCATTTAACTGAGGCTGGCCAAGTAATTGTTCTTGCCGTGGCTGAATTGTCTTTAACCCGAACGATTGTAAGCGAACACGCCGATCCGGTAGGGCTGGGATTGCTTATCGTCAGCGTGGTGATGTTTGTTCCATGTGAAAGGGCAATAACATTACCCGATGTAATATCGATCGTGGTAGAACTTGCCGCCGTCACATCTTGCTTGGTTTCTGCATAGTCCTTTATAGTAGGACGAACCAGCTTGTAGTCTGCAAAGTTGTAATCCTGAGTGCGAAGGTCAAGTACCGAATCAACCTCGGTAAAGTTTCCATTAAGATACGGATCGCCCCATAAATCATCATCGGAAGCCTTAGTTGGGAGTGCAAACGCATAGTTTGTTGTATAGGTAACCATTAGCGCATTCTCCAGCGTTGTTGATAGGCTTGCCTTGCGGTAAGTTGATTGTAGAAAGTCATGGCTTTTTGTTCGTAAATGTCGCCGCTCGTGTTATCATGCAGCCTGTCTCTGTAGAAATATTCAATAGCCTTGTTGCGGATTAAATCCTGCCCATCATCAAAGAACACTGAAGTATCACCATCAGCAGAAGGAAGTGTTGCGTCCTTTTGATAATACCAAAGGTCTATATCGTAATCGTCCTGCGCTTCGTAATCAGTGTAAAGGGTCTCATCCCAAATCGCTATGCGGGTAGGACGTCCGGGTTGAAGTACCGAAACAGCGTCCACTAATTCAGAAATAGTCATCAACTCAATACCGTTTGTGTCGGTGTAGTACGTTGTGTCATCCAACAAACGCAGCTTATAAAGACTGCCAAAATCAGAAGGTAAAGCAACGTCCGTATCACCATCCAAAAGCGTTACTGAGTCCTGCGCTTCAAGAAAGTAAAACGGCTTGCCAGTATAGAAGCGGATGGCGGTTAATATGGCATCCTGAATAAACGCATCGTTCGAGGTAGAAGGGCGATTCACCTCGTCCTTAATACGTTGAGTCATTTGTCCAAAATTAACCGCCGTCATACGCCCCCTAACCTAGGTTAAGCTAGATTATTGCAGCAGCACTTGTGCAAAGATACGTCACACGCACAAAGATCGTGCCTGTGGCCGCAGCCGTTGCAACTGTACCGCCAACCGTACCCACAACATTACGACTTGCTGGAGCAGTGGAAACGCCGATAAGCGCACCATTTCCTTCAAACAACTCATAACCGATTGCGTTTCCGGCCACTTGACTCGTCAGATATGCATCCGTATCAGTGCCATCGCCCCAAATCTCGGTTGCGGTGGGTGATGCGTTCGTATCCAGCTCTTGGCCCCATCGGGTAAAGCCGATAACGATGCAATCGTTAGCGGGTAGCATGTTGGCAAATGTATAGGTATCTCCGGTTACAACCGAACCAGCAAGGGTATAAGTACCCAAAGAGGATTGGATGGTTCCGGGTTGCCATTGCGGAGCAACGACAACAGTTCCAGTTAGTGCAGTAGCCATGATTTCCTCCTATGCTACGTAGTGAGTAACGACAATCACGCCGTGATCGATAGAATTGAAGGTAGTTTTCTTAATACCTGCAATGCCTGATACGGAGTAACTTTCGAGACGGTTAATATCGTAAGGCTGCATGTTGAACATGAATCCGGGGGTCGTTTCCTTGCCCATGGTGAATCCTTGTCCGAATGCCAAGCAACCCGCTTCCTGACCAACAAACACCGCACGGCGAGTATTGGTTTGTTCCGTGGTGCTCACACCGTATGGAATCTTGTCGGTAGCAATAATCAGAGTATTGTTATACTCGATTGTTTCACCGATAAGCGCCGCATCCGTTTGACCACCTGCGATTTTGGAAAGCATGATGTCACGATACTGAGCCGGAGCCGTAGTATCTTGCAGAAGCTGCTTGAAGCCACTGTAGTGAACGTACATTTTGAACTTATATTTACCATCGAGAGGTATGATATAAGGACGTTGGGTACGTGCAGTGGTTACGCAATCATCAACATAAGACAGTTTCAGCGTTGCAGTTGAATCTGCGTTCACCAAAGCGTCAGTTGCCAAAGCGTTAGCACGAATGATACGAGTAGACGAAGGCGCTACTGGATCGTTCATTGCGGTAATCTTTGGAATTGCAGCACCGGTATACGAAACACCGTCATACGTGATGGTCGTTGCAGTATTACCAGCGAGCTGGTTCATTGCGCCTACCGTCATGTGTTCAATGTACCAATTCTTCAACACTTTATAGGTGTTTTCTTGGAGATTGAACTTAACACGTTGTTGATCGATGGTACGTTTCGCAGGAATAGAAACTGCGTTACGAAGCTCATCAATCTTGATGGTGTCGTTGTAGTAGGTGAGGGCTTGCTCGTTACCAGCCGCAACTTCTTGACCCAAGAAGCCCGCGTTAGAAAGACGTGCAAGGAAAGGATAGGTGATTGTATCACCCGCGCCACGGGAGAGATCATTATGCTCTACCAAGGTGTTGTCTGAACGGAGGTAACCGATCAGGGTATCATCGGCGATGGTATCGTAATACATACGATCTGACCACGCCTTAACGGTATTACTATTGCCCGTTGCAAATGTAGTTGTTGCCATATAAAACTCGTGAAAATAGGTTGATAAAAGTTGCCTATTGTCTATTCACGAGCCAAGTATCGCATGGCGGGCGGAGCATTTTATCGGGTGCAAGCCGTGTGGATTATCGTACCACTAGACAATGCTTACATTATACATGCAAACATTAACCTTTCCATTAATTTGATTGCAGCCTTTGAAGGTGTGCAGCAAATTCTTTTGGGTCAACCCGTTTCGTTTTGGGGTCACGCATACGGCTGATTAGATCCTGTGAAGATGAAGTATCGAGTCCTAGTTTTGTGGTAGGAACTTTACTGCCTGATGACTTCTTCATGTTATCTGCAATGGCATCAAGGTTAGGCGTACCGCCCGGATTGCGTTGTTGGTTCTTTTTATAACCGAACTTTTGAGCAAGTGCATAGATGGCTTCCGCTGAACTCTTTCCTTGATTCAAAGCGTTGGTCGCAATAATACCTGCGGCCTGATTCGCTGCATCTTGTGCCTGTTGTTCGTTAGCACCAAGCATTCTAGCTTCCTCGGCCTTTATGGATTTAAAGTACGTCACCGCGTCAGGATAGTCTTTGTTTGTAGCATAAAATCGTTGGTCATCGGAAACAATGGCTTGTTGGATTCGTTGGCCTACCGTATCAGTGGCGATTTGTTGTGTGCCTTGCTTAAGGCGAAGAACCTCTTCACGGAGTTCTTTGAGTTCTTTGCGATACGCCTTATCCGCATCCTCATCGATAGGGTTATAATCAACCGATTCTTCTTCTGGCTTTGCTTCCTCTTTGGGCTTCAACAAGTAAGTGTTGATTGCCTCTTGAAGCATTTGCGTTTGTGCAATGGCTGCTCGCGCAGCTTCTTCAGCCTCTTTGCGCTTTTGTGACTCTTGATCGAATCTCTTTTTGGGGATTGCAATCTTGGTGTCAACGTCATCTTCGACAAGAGGCGCTTCTTCCTCTTCGTGTTCTTCCTGAATCTCCTCTACATCATCGGGAGTAATTTCTTCCGGTTGCGGAGTAGGCTCCGGCTGTTCTTCACGCTCAGGCATTCCAAGTCCACCACCTTCTCCGGTTACTGGTGTTTCATCTGCTGCTTGTGCTTCCGCTAACGTTTGTTGGAACGCTTCCGCGCTCTCAAATTTCTTACTCATAATGCCCCTCTAGTTAAGTTGTTTTGTCCTTGATAGATTAAGTATTGTCTCACTTTTAGTTTTAGCCACGTTCGCTTTAAGTTGGTCGTCATTAATGCCAAGCTCTTGTGCTTTCATTAAAGTTTGCAGGTGAGTTTGTTGTGACTCGCTCATGTATTTATCTGCCATGCTTCGTTTGTATGCGGCCTCTGAAGCTAGAAGCTCTTGCTGTACTGGGTCGGGAGGAGTCGGAGGTGGAGGCTGAATCGCCTGAAGCACCTTGTCCTTCTCATCCTTTTTAAGTGGTGAGTATTCGAGTGCGATAGGAATAATCTGTGGGCCTACCGTTGGAATCATCTCCATAAGCTGTTGGAAGGTGTCCATCTTCTCGCCCGGTGTTTGTGCAACTTCACTCACAACCACGTCATATTCTTGTGCAATACCTGACTTGAGCAATGGGAAATACTTTTCCGTTCCCTCTCCAGTTACATCACGAACCAAACGACCTTCGTTATTATCCGCAAGAACTCTCACGCAATCGATAAACATCTCGCCTTGATCGATCGTATAAAACTTATAAGCGTCAAAGTATTTAGAGAGAGTCGTAAGTGCCTGTCTAACAATCTTGCTTTGCAGTGATGAAGTCATGTCCTTTGAAGTCATTGCCCCCATGAACTCAGGCATCACACCTGCGGAGTCATAAAGGAACTTCACCGACATATTGACCATCTCAATACTTAAGCCGGGAACCTGTGCAGGTTGTTTAGCAATTACTTTACCACCAGCGATTGAACCGTTGCGTAAAATAGTCACGTCCTTAGCGGAAGCATATGTGTCAACAAACGCTTGCATATCCGCAACCGCGTCTTCCTCAACAAACACGCCACCTAAAGGAGCGGATTGAATCGCACCTTGCAAGTCACTCATGGATTGATTGATAAGCCTTTGGTTAGGCTTCATTCCTCGGTACATTCCGTAGTGATACTGATCGACTTCAGAATACGCACCCGTCATTGCCTTGATAGTGAATCCGGTTTGACTAAAGCTCTCGGACTTTTCAGTAACCGTTCCACCAATTACCGTTGCTCTAAAGTATTTCCATCGTTGTTGCTTCATTCCTTTTTCATAAGGAATGCCAAGCTGATCTAACGCCTTGCGGATTTCATAATAGTCTTTGCGTTTCAGGTTAAAGATGCGGTCTGTTAAGTCAATCCCATACGCAGGAACTGCGTTCATAATGTAATCAAGGAGCAAAGCGTCGCCCATCTCTGCCCCTTGTTGTGCCATACCGATTAACTCGTCGGTGAATGGATTCTTGAATCTGAAATATGTTTCTTTTTCACGCCATTGATATTTGTAAATTACTGTTATCGTTTGTGAAGTTGAAGCAAGTACGTCAAAGAACTTAATGAACCATGAATCGTCAATGTTTCCGATGTTGGGATTGTATTTCTCATTTGAGAAGTCATCCTCGCCAGCATCATCTAGCATTTGCCTAGCGACTTCGGCGGTAGTAATGTCAGCCCTTAGAATCCAGTTAGCATCACGAAGGTTCTTTTCTTTTGCTGATACGTCCCACATTAAGAAACCGGGGAATATTCTCTCAACTACCGCTTCACCGTCTGGGTTTTCATCGTAACAGATATATGTCTCTGTTGCTCCCACTCCGCAAACAAGCATGTCTCTAAACGCCTGAGAGTTATGAAATGGAACATGTGCATCGTCATTAATGTATTGTACCGTCTTTTCAACTATATCACTAAAGCCCTCTTGCATCTCTGTCGTTAAGCGAGGGGTATAGCTTGCAACGGTTCTGTTTTGAATCTGAAACCCGGCAACCGCATCAACTATCGGGCCTGAAAGGTTAATGTTAAGCGTTGGCATCTTGCGGTCGTATTGTGCCTGAAGGTCGTCGGCAAGCCACGCATTGCCAGCATCAACTCTATAAGAGTCCTTAACTTCGTTGGTTATCCAATTAGTGTTTGCTGCGGAGGATATAAAGTCAGTTATGTGACCGCTAAGCTGTTCGATAATCTCGTCATTAGATTTCATTGTACATCCTGAAATTGCTGTTGCGTGCAATTAAACTTAATCAGAATGCGTTTGTATCGCCCATTTTCAACCGCATATTCCACAAACTTATGTTCGTGGTCGCCCGTTCCTTTAACCTCTTCCATCCACTCAATTAATGAAGCTTTGGCCTGTGAGGTGTCAACATTTCTTAACCCATCTCTACGGACGGGTAAATCAATGTGCTTTGTTACCTCTATTAGTTCTGCCATACAAGCTGTAGTAGTCCACGGACTTATTATTAGGAAAATCTAGTGTAATATCGCATATCCGACTTATAGCGTCAAGCATGTCATCATGAAGCCCCACCGGGAAGGCTAGAAACTCTTGATGCACCAACTCATCAATAACGTCTATAACCTTTCCTTCGGTATTGGTTTTCCATAGTGAGTTTGGAATGTAAAACTTGTGCTGTGAGAACCATGGAATCAATCTGCGAATACGGTCAAGTTTAGATAGTTTTCCTCCTACCTCCTCAATGTGGAAGCGATAGTTTCGATACGTCATCTCACCCTGTAGATGCTCAATGTCTGCTTGCATTCCGTATTGTTCATAGACTACGAGGCGAGGCTTATACTTCTCGTGTAACTGGAAAAGTATGTTCGTTCTTTCCGTAAGGTTAAGCCTGTCGCGGATAAGATCGATAAGGTACAGATTGCCGTCCTTATTTGCGCCAATGATTGCTATCGCAGTGTAATCTGATTTCTTGGTCTTAGAGTTTGCAGGATCCACAAGGATGTAAATGTTCATTCCTGCTATGCCTTGCTTCTCTGGGTTCCAGTTTATTACCCAGTCTTTGGTAAACTCGCCTCCTGATTCGGCAACCGGCTCTTGCTGGTAAAGTGCTGACCATTTGCGGGGGTCGGCCTTGTGTTCTTGCACCATTTGCGGAGTGAACCATTCAGGCCATAGTAATTCGCCGGGCTTTCTTCCCAATGCGTCATTCTCTCCCGCTTCCATAGGAAGGGTGAGAACATCCCATTTAACGCCAGTAATCTCTTGAACCTTCAAAAGATAAGCTGCGATGTCGTCATAGCGCCAGCGCGTCATAATTAACACACGCTTACATGTTGGTTTAGCTCTTGTGGATAAGTCGTTGATGTACCACTCTTGCAAGCGTGAGCGTATCACGTCACTGTCTGCCTCTTGCCTTCCTTTGACCAGATCATCCATAATCATTAGGTCAGCACGATAGGAAGTAACCGCACCTCCTACGCCGATTCCGTAATATTCTGAGTGTGTTGATAACTCAAACCTCGCCGCTGCTGCGCTCTCTTCTGATAGTTTGGCTTGGAATATGTCCTGATATGCCTCGCTTCTTACTATCTCACGTACTCTTCTTCCCCACTTATCCGCTACTTCCTGCCCATATGTTGCGGCAATAACCTTTTCACCCGGTCTACGCCCCATATACCACGAAGCAAACTGCACCCCTACGTAGTAACTTTTTGCGCTACCGGGGGGCATGAATATCATTAGATTAGGAATGTCTCCACGCTCTAATGCTTCTAGCTTCTTAATAACAAGCCTATGGTGAAGTGCAGGGGGAGGCTCAGTAGAGCACAGATCAATGTATCTAGTGAAGCTGACTCTTGCTTCCCTTGTCGCCTGTATCTTTTCCAGTTCCGCTATTAGCTGGTCGTGTTGCTCTAAGGCTATCGAGGAGGGCTGCGATTTGTTCATCGTTCAACTCATCCAGTACTGATTGATTTGTATTGATGTTAAAGTCTTTGGGTAACAATGACATGATCGATCTAACATATCCACCCGGATCATTCTCTCTAAACTGACATATAGCATCCACGCCATGTATGTTGTAATCCTCCGTAAGGTCAGCCAATAACTTCTTGGTGATCTTGTTTTTCAGCGAGTTTACATTTCCCCACGGATTGCGAACTTCACCCTCTTTGATGGGCTTTAAGTTGGCTATACTGTTAGCGTGTACTTTCTTTTTCATAATAAGATCAGACTATTACACCACGTTCAAACAATATCTGCTTCAATCTTCTAAGTTTCGTAGGCATATCCATATCGTGATCGATCGCCACGTTAATGTCATACATGTGACCTGTTTTGCTAATCATGTGTAGGACTTTGAAGCCCTCTGTCCATTCAAGTCTGGCTGTGTGTCCAGCTTCTTTCAGGCGATCAATGTAGTTCTTTAGCTCTACAAGGTAGGGCCCGTTTTCAATCTCTTTGCGTTCCGCAGCGTTTTCATCAATAATAATTACTTTTGGCTTTGGAAGTTTGGGGATAAATGGGGTGTTTGTTACTTCTTCGTGAACCGCCATTTGCTTTGCAGCGAAGTCTTTAACCAGTCCGGCCTCTTCTAGTCGTTGTGCCTCGGCTTTGTTTTCAGGCCTTTCTGCCCATACGTCTTTAATCTTTTTCGGTCTTGCCATTTGCCCCTCGTTTGTTTTTTGGTTGGTGATTTACGTTCATATGTGGCCCACGGTGTCCTATAACTGCAAACTTCATGAATTGCCCTTCATTTGGTATTAAGCGTGGATGCAGCCTTTGCCGCCTTTTTTAGTTCCCTTAGTATTTTTCTTCTTACCCATAACACTCTCCTTTAAAACGGGGCGATAACTGACACGCAACCAACAAAGTTACATATTATCGCCCCTAATTGTGTTCCAACGCCAAAGCCTGCGGGAAAATACTTTCCGGTATTGCGTAAGGAGGCGATGTCGAGCTCGACTACCTTACCATCCCTGTGAACTACTTTACACAGAAAATAGCTATGTCACACCAATCAAATACTACTCTGTTTATTTTTGCTTTCAAGCATAATTGATAAGATTCTTAAATTCCGGCACGCTGTGATCTATGTAATGAATGTAAACCTTGATCATCTTTTCGTTTGGATCGTTACCTATAATTTTATTGTTTTCTATAAACTCACCACATAATTTTGCCATTGGATCAACTACTTCTAGTATTTGTTTTAAATCCTCTTTATGCGCTACCATTTTTGCAAGTTTCTTTGCGTTGTCAGTCATATAATCGTAAAGATTTTGTCCAAAAACATCTAAGTCGTCACGCTTAGGCCATAACGGTGAGGTTAGGATAATCTCTAGTGCGTGCATTGCCTCAGCAATTCCGCGATATTGTTTTGATTCTGTTATTTCATTCATGGCTCTTTTCCTTTGGTGTATTTCTTTACCCATCCAGTGAAAGCAGAAGCAGGATGCTTCGGTATTTCATACTTTCCTGAGTTTTTACCTTCGTTGTAAATTTCTGCTAAATAGTAAAAATCCCATCCATTGATAGATTTCTTTATTGATTCAATCTCGTGGTCTTTCAAAACATTCTGAATCTTAAACCCCTTAAAATTATTTTTAAACCCCTCCCGTTCTTGCGCGGCGTTATACTCAGTAGGGGTTGTAGTATTAAGTGGTATGGGTGTGGGTGGGGTATGGGGGTTGGATTTCCGTTGAGCTTCCGTTGGTACAGTCGTTGAACCTCTATTTAGTCTTTTCAATGCGCTAGCCTTGCCAGCAGCAGAATTTATGTTGCGTAGCTGTACAACATATTTGCGTTCATCAAGCAGCCTACCTTGACACCATTCTTGCATGTCGTTCAATTTCCAAAAGCGCATAATTGTGTCTTTGTTTCTTAACCAAGTCCTTTTATCTAGGCCGCTCCACCGAGCCAATAAAACGTCATCATTCGGTAAAGAACAGTTGTCAGTTCGCCATGCCGTTATTAATAACAACATATAAGCGCCGTGTTGGAGTGTGGTGAGGTGGCGCGTATCAGCAAGATAAGCGTCAGTAAATAAAGGCAATGCTGGAAATTCTGCCATTCTTAGTCTCCCTAGTAAAATATATCCCTAGTGACTCTATAGCTTATGGTTGGGGGCGTCCTAATCCTACTAGGGAAGTGACGGACATACGCTTGCACTGCGCTGCCCCCATTAGTGTTATATATTAAATTCCAGCCAGCGCAAGAAGTGGTGCGTCGTCATGTTCCACTGTTTTAAGGGGCTTTTTTATTATCTGCAATTAAAAACCCACTGACAATTACCAAACTGGTCACAAGCGCATTGTGGGCCAGCCGAGCATCCTAGTGGCGTAAGTGGTGGTATTCCACACGACATGTTAGCAAATGAAGTGGTGGGTATTAAGATCAAAAGTAATAATAGCTTTTTCATGTTATTTCTTTCCCTTAGTATTTGGTTTATAGTTTACAACTCTCTGGTGCATTTTTATAATTTCTGAAATATTAAAAATACCCAGCATTTCAAGCGCGACCTCATTTCCCGCCATCCCTATAGCCATTAGAACCTCATAAACCTCCTTAATTTCATTGGCGTGTGGATGAAAAGCAAACGCAACCTCTATCTCTTTTTTAGATGGTTTTCTCATAGTCCTAGCTCCTTATTGGTTAAATCCATATAATAATCCTCAGTCTCATACTTAGCTTGCCATGCCTTCCTCCCTAATGTGTGAATGCCCTCGTCGCCTTGATGATGATAATGGCATAATCCGATGACAAGCATGTGATTCTTGCGTCCACCGGCTCCGGTTTTGCAATGATGTACTGAGCACGGACTTTGACAAATGATACATCCTAAATCCCTAACCTTTGCGTGGTATTCTTTTTCAGAGTTTTTCATTTAATCTCGCAAATTCACCAAAGTATTTTAATGCAGCACGGTTATATGTTTGCGCTGCCATCCAATCGTCAATAAACGAACCAAGGTGAATGAGTATTTTATCAACCCTTATCCTCGCGATGTATTTAACACCCCTTTTTTCAACACCCTTGTACTTACCGGGCTTTTGTTTTTGGTTTTGGATGTTTTGGGTATGGGTTGCTCCTCTTAGGTTGACTATACGATTATCAAGTGAGTCACCATTTATATGATCGACATGACCCGCTATCGGTAATAAAAAGCGGTGCATGTAAATTCTTTTGCCAGCAATATCACGGGCAGCGTAAACCTTCCCATTGCAAATTGTGGCGTACCAACTATGCACACCTAGATCAGAATCATCGTCTACAATGGCCTCATATCCTTTTGTTAATGGTATGCGCTTCATTTGCCCTCTCTTTTATCTAAAACCTCGTTAATAAGACGGTCTAAAAAAGGCCCGTCATCCATAGATGATTCGGTTGCGTGCCTACGGATTCTTGAAATAGTCTTAGGTTTCAATGAATAAGACTTCATCACGTTGCCTTTGGTATTTTTTTTCATAATTATTCTCTTTTTCCTATTTTCGCTATTGACTCCAGCTTATAGTTAGCTTATACCTAACTACGTGCTTGATTGTCAAGCGGCATCTTAAAGAAAGGGATTATATGACGACTCCAACACGCAGTCTTTTAGAGATTCTAAATCTTGAGCTAGAAGCCTACCAGCACCAGTATGTGGTGCTGGATAATAAAGAGCGATACGATAGCAGCGACTACAAAAGAAAAGACTACCTGCGAACAATGATCTGGGATTTGCAACACCACATTGAAGCGGTTAAGGCTTCGATTGATGAATCCACAAAAGAACTCACTAGCGCAATCGGTGATATGAAAGAAACGCTTGATGAGTGGAAACTGTCAAATGCTCGTTACACCGATAAGGATGTTTTTGCGACTGATAGCGAAGCACCTAAAGAAATAGTATGGCCACACTTTAACGGGGGCGGCAATGCGTGACCTTTTTTGTTTTGGGATATTTACCGGGTTCATTATTGGCGGGATGTTTCTTTATGCAAGTTACGTTGATGGATTTGTGCAAAGGTCGTCCGAGCTTCAGGCGATGAGCGATTCAAACGAGCATATGTGTGAAGTGTTCGATCTTAATTGTAAATTAGATGCAGATGGAAAGTTGAGGGCGCAATGACTGACAAACTAGAAGTATTGGTTGCAATAAATGCAGTGAAGGCCGCTCTTGCAAAAGAGGGGATAAGCAAAGACCAGACAAACACACACCAGAAATACAAGTTTCGCGGGATTGATGACATTTACAATGCTTTGTCGTCTTTAATGGCAACAAACAACCTTTCTCTCATGCCTAAAAAGGTTGAGCGTTGGGCTAGTTCGGGTGAAAAGACAATTCATGTCACCGTAAAGGTTATCTATGAGTTTATTAGCTCTGTGGATGGTTCTTCGTATCAAATTGAAATGTGGGGCGAGGCACTAGACTTTAGTGACAAGGCAACCAATAAGGCCATGAGTGCGGCTTATAAATACGCATGTATTCAGGCCTTCTGCATTCCTACCGAGGGCGATGAAGATGCAGACTCCCAACATATCCCTGCATCACCTAGCAAGAAACAATCGGAGCCTTCGCTGTGTTCACAATTCAAGGCTAATGTGCTCAAGTCGTTTAACGCTTGTACTACTAAGACCGCATTAGATGATCTCGCTGCTTTGAACAAAGACAAACTTAGCAAAATGCGTGAAGGCAATGAAGAAGAACGCGAGGCGGTGCAGGAAATTAGTGAAGCCTACCATGCTAAGGATGTGAGCTTTAGAAAGAAAACAGTAGATGATTATGCGGGGGCTTAAATGAGCGATATCGAAAAACACAACCAAGCCCTAATGCAAGCAATGGCTGCGATACTCAATGCAGAACAAGCGCAGCGTGAAGCTGAGTCTGCTGCGAAGAAAGCCAATCTAGAGCACGATGCTTTGGTTCACGTCGCTGATAAGGCGCTAAGCGATGCGTGGGGAGTGATGCAAAATCTCATGAAAGAAACGGGTGAAGTGGAGTGTGTCATTCCCGGCAATGCGGTTGATTATGTGGTGAGTTATTCAACGCCACGGGAATCGGTTAAGGTTGAGGATGTTGATGCTGTACCCGAAGAGTTTGTGAAGATAGAGCGTAAGCCTATTTTGAAAGACATAGGCGAGCATCTTAATAAACTGCGTGATATTGGGGTTTCGTTGCCAAACTGGGCGGTGTTTCAATTAGGAGAAAGTAAATTACAATGGCGAACAAGAAAGAAGGAAGTATGAAACTAGTTCTAGGATTAACTGTATTGGCGGCGCTTGTGTTTGTGTGGATTATATTCTTGCTAGGTGAAGCGTTTGCAGAAGATGCACCACCGCCTAGTGGTTATGTTTCGCACGGTGATGATAGTGATGGTAAGGGGGATTAGGGGTATGAATAATGACGATTTATGGAGATATAGCCAGATGATGAATCAGCATCAGAACCAAAGACAGGCGTATGGCCTGGGAGGCTCGGTTACCGGATTACAGCCGCAGATGCAGAACGCTAAGGCTGTTGAAAAAAAACCAGATGAACAAATTTTATTATTAATCGAAGAAGGAGAATAAGATGCAACTTAAATCATTTAAAGAAATAATTTCTTATACCAAAGAAAAAGTAACCGAGGTTATGGCGGCTCCTCGTGCTCGCAGACTAAAAGCGCAAGCAGAAGCTGAAATGTCCGATCTTGATATTGAGATTATTACGCTTGAGGGAAAGATAGAGGAGTCGTTGGTAAGTGAAGACAGTTACAAAAACTTCAGCTTCAAGGCGCTTTTAGAGCAGCTTGATAAATTGGCAATTTTAGAGCGCCGGAAGAAGCAATATGCGAAAGTTCTGAAGCAACTTTTTCCGGCAGAATAGTATGACCTGCTGGTTATTTCATAAATGGGGGAAGTGGGAGCAGTATGTTGCGCGATATACATGTATCGATAGATGGGGAAAACTTGCTGGCGTACAATATAATGAATCAGAGACAAGGCAAAAGCGCATGTGCGAGCAATGCGGTAAAACACAGGATGAATTAATATGACAACATCACAGAAACTACCATGCGAAGCGGTTTCAAAATGGTTTACTGAGGTAAACGCATTAGCGAGCGCCCTAAACGATAAATTGAGAGAATGGCCGGATGTTTATAAGGGGTTTGGTACATTGGAATATGTGGCCGGAGGATTCCAAAGCGATATCGAGAGAAGTCTTCTGAAATTAAGGGGATCAATACATTTGGACGCGGAGAAACAAAGCAATGAGTAGCGCATCACAGAAACTACGCGATCTTATAAACGGCTCGACATGGGCCGTCGGCGACAAGGCGTACTGCATGATTGATAGAACAGAACTAACGAAGCTGGCGGATGAGATGGATTCTAAATACAAGTTTGAAATACCGTTACCTTCACCGTCGGTTGGATTAAAGCGCGAACACGCAGTTCATGTTGGAGATAAGGGAAAGTGCTGGGTATGTAATGAAAAGATGGATGATAAACCACAATACAATCCTGCGAGTTGGGAAGATGTAAGATTCCAAATAGCAGGTAATCACAGCAATATAGTAGCTTCGCGTCAAATAAATATAGCCCCTCTAGGAAAAAGTAAAGATGTTACAAATGCAATCATAGACGCCTTCCGCGTTATCATAGAGCTAAGACAGTGTGAGGGGGTGGTGGTTCCTAATGACAGATATCAATACATCACCGTTATAGAAGACGGTAGCGTGAATGTAAAAAGAACAAATAACTACGATGAAAAGATAATGAGTATAGACGGTGTTTACGATAGTTTTGATGCGTGGAAGAAAGCGCATACACCAGAACTATGCGGGTGTATCTTAAAATGCTTTAAAACTTTGCATGGGGTGTATGATGAGTGATTGGTATGTTTTTATAATGCCCATAATTGTATTTTTATTAATTATGAAAATATCAACATGGGATACAAAATTATAACCCCACAAGGGTAACGAGTTTTAACAAGGGAGGGAAGGATGAGTAATGAAACCGACATTACGATACAGGACGCTTTATCAGGTGCCTTTCAAGCGCTGCTACGAGGCGATACAGATACCCGTGACGCATTATGTGCATTAGCAGAGAGAACATTTCAGAATCATGGGAAATCTGAGTTGGCAGCAGATACGGTAATAAAATTAGGGGATGCAAAACAATGACTGACAAAACACGCGAACGGTTTGAGGAGTGGGTGACAGGAAAAAGACAGTGGTTAGGGTCGTCACGCCCGATAGTTCGGGCCGCGTATGAATATGGTATAAAGTGCGCCACAGCCGATTGTCAGGCGTTGGTGAGGGAGTTGGTGGATGACTTAACGGATATTGAAACAGAGCATGATGGAAACCAAAGCCCCGCAATGAACATGCCTGATTTAGATTACGCAAGATTGATAATCAGAAGGATTCACCGCAAGGCAAAAACAACTAAGGCGAAACTAATCGAATGGCTAGAGGGGAAATAGGATGCTGGACGCGGCAAAAATTGCAAGAGGGATAGAAATTTGCATCAATATAGAAAGGGAGGAGTATAGAGATCTCCTTGAAAAACACGATGGCGCGAAGGCGTTGGTGAGGGAGTTGGTGGAGAAGGCAAGCAAGGTGGGAACACCATATTATACCGACGCATGGAAAGAGCTTGATGATATAATAACCAAAGCCTCTACATGGCTGGAGGGGAAATAGGATGAGCTTCAACATAGGCGATAAGGTCAAATACACGGGCGCGGCATGTTCTCGCCATAGAATTGATTCTGGAGAGATATGCACCATTACAGACATCAATCGTTCTATAGACGGCGCTTATGATTGGGATGATCTTAGATTAGAAAATAAACCGGGTTGGTTTTGTGAGTTTGATTTTGAGGAGCAAAACAATGACTGACAAAACACGCGAACGGTTTGAGGAGTGGAGATTAATAAATGAATTGGATCATGGATTTCCAGTTCATTTATGGGCTTCTTCTAATTATGGACACCGTCATGTGATTGGATACAGACACGGTAATAAATACTTTGCGCTAAATCACAACGCGTGTGAAGAGGGCAGTGAATTGCTACAATGGGAACCTACTCATTGGCGGAAATTAGAAACATCTCCTGATGGAGTGGTCAGTAACATTAGAGACCAAGCCGCCACAGCCGATTGTCAGGCGTTGGTGAGGGAGTTGGTGGAGGAGGTGGGGGATTTGAAATCCGACTGTGAGGGTATATTTAAGAGAACCAAATCTTTAATCGATGAAGCACATAGTGGCATGACTCGCGCACAAATTGTATTGTCTAGGTTAAATGAATTTTTGGAGGGGAAATAGGATGGAAAACTTGGTAGAGGATTACGAAGTGTGGAGCAACAGAATGCTTGCCCAACAGCTTATGACAGAATTGCAGATAATGAAAAATCGTAAAGAGACTGGTGATCCGCTAAAGTCATACGAGGTTTTCGTGCAAATATCCCGTGAACATTACGAGACACTATGCAAGCTGGCACTGGAGAGTCTCCGACGCCACGCCATCGACACCCAAGGCAACAAACTGGATGTGGCTATAGTATGAGGGGCTTGACAATTAGGACATATTGCCCTATAATGATTTTACGATGAAGGTCAATCAAGGCCACATCTATTACGGAGATTTTATGTTTTATTGTGAGGCCATCGACAAGGACGGAATACCAAGGGCGTATGGTCAGGACGTTACAAGAGAGAAGGCCGAGACACAATGCAGGTGGGCGGCCTTAGAAAAATGTTCCAATGGTCGTTTCAAGATAGAAGATTTTAGGTTCGTTCATGACACCGAAGCAGCTTAAACAAATCGGGGTTAAACTTGGCGCGGGATGGCAGACAAAGCTATCCCGTCTCATGCCGTGCTCGGATCGTACTGTGCGTAGGTGGGTATCAGGAGAATCAAATATAAGCGACATGATAGCCGAGAGAATCAAACAAGTGGTAGATGTGGCTATAAGGGAGGAGGGGTGATGGATGCTTCTGAGGTTTTGGAAATACTAAGAAATGACATTAAGTTCATTGCTGACCATCAGCCAAGTCATAGCATAGCAAATAGTATTGGCTTGGCATTAGAGGCCGCGCTGATGAAAAGTTACTTGAACGAGGGAGACAAGAAGGTGAATGAAAAAGAATTAATACAAGAACTTCTATTTACAATGAAAAGAGCGCGTCGAAAGTTACAAATAGAGTGCGGAGGAGAGCGCGATTATAAGGGCGGTCAGGGAAATGTTGCTACTCAGTTTCTATTTCCTGAAATGGATGAATTGATAGAGAAAACAGAGAAATATTTACAGGTTAAATAACCCCCGCGCAGAAAGGTTTGGGAAGATTTTATGAGTGAAGAAACAAAAGATAAAAAACCAACATTACTTCTGAAATGGGGAACCGTGAAAGGGTGGAGAGACTTCCAAGACGGGGAATGCAAAGATTTACTAGCAAAGTATTTAGATGATTCTCCAGCTTCATGCATGTTGGATAATCCAGATGAAAGCCAGAAGATGATATTATGCGAGTTAATAGACAAACTGGATGGAACAATCTGGAATGACTGGGATGATAAGGAGATGACGAAGGATGAGGCTAAGAAATATGTTATGGAGTACGACACATGACCCTACGCGAACTATTAACAGACCCGGTGGTGCGGGAGAGGGTAACTAGGGCTATAATTCTAGATTCAGGTGGATTTGGTAGCTACAATTACGGACAAGCAGCCCTAAACGAACTCCTAAAAATAGCGGATGAGAAAGGAATGTTATGAGTGAAGAATTGAAGCCGTGTCCCTTTTGCGGTGGGATACCATCCCAAGAGGGTACGGAAAATAGTGATTATGTATATTGCACACAATGTTGCGCAACAACAGATGTTGTAAAAGCAAATTCTGGTGACGATGAAAGGGCATGGAACACCCGCACCCCAGACCACACCGCTCTGATTAACAAGCTGGTGGGGGCTTTGAGTGACATTAAAAATCTATCTAAATGGGGCGGAACATCTACTAGGGAGGGTGATGTAAATTATATTGCCGAAGAAGCCCTAGCAGAAGCCAAAGCACAGGGGTTTGTATGAAAAAAATATCATGCGGGTTAGGGGTAGCGATCCTGTCGTATTTAATGCACTCATTTGTGAGGTGGGATATGTGGTGGTTCCTCGCCATTCCCACATGGAGTGATATGGAAAGATTTGGACTGGTACTTATTATGATATTTTTGGTTTGCGTGTCTCAAGCTATGTATTGGTTTTTTAAAGATGAGTTTGGGGGATAGCATGGTGTACAACGCAGAAGGAAAAGAAGAAAAAGCAGGCGGGAAAATCCCTGTAGAGGAGCGCACAGCGTTTAGGACATACTCGGATAAACACGGCAGGACTAATGTAAGTGTATTGGTAGCCAATCATCCTGTAATATCTAGGTTTCATGAGGAAATATTCCCGCCGCATAACGGGTTTGTTACTGCAAATCATGATGTGGTTTATTATGTGGACAGCGTTCCTGTTTTAGAGAGGAAGTGTCAGATTATGTTGAGGCCAGATGCAAGTGAGGCGACAGTGCGCGTATGGGAGCATTTATTTGCCAATAGCTGTGGCGGGAGTGATGGCAACAGTATTACGATTACGAAAGAGCAGTATGAACTTCTAAAGAAGGTGTGGGGATAGTATGGATAGAGAAAAAATTATAAAAGGCATAGAAGATTGCATAAATATGGAGCGTGCAGACTATAATGATTTGAAGTTGAAATACGACACCCTACTCGCAGAGAATGCTAAGTTGCGGGAGCAAAACCAAAAGCTCATGCTGAAATGCGGGAACGAGGAGCTATCAAGCGACGCCATAAGCCTAATAAGGGAAATGCTCTTACAAGCAAGCGTTCCATTGTCTGCATTTATAGATGATCACGTTGGAAACTTGATTTCCATGTATCAAGCCGCACATATTAAATCTGAGGGATTGGTTGCAGAGAATGCTAAGTTGCGGGAACGATTGGAGGGCTTAGAAAAAGAAAAGAATCCACCCTTGATAATATTGCCAGATGGAACCGTATTAGAGCACGACTATTATAAAATAAAACAACAGCTTGCCGCCGCACTTGCTGATCCGAGTGGGGAGGAGATTGGCACTATATATGAAGAGTTTGGTGATGATATTCTTACCAGAAACCTTACACGAGAAGCACTAAAACAATTCCTAGAAACAAGGAAAGAGAGGTTAAGATGATAGAGTACGATTATATATATTCACAGAGCTTGGCTGACCTTCTTGATGTGGCGACCACAAAATCAAAAGATGGATGGAGGTTGTTGCAGATATTGCCATTCAGGTATCCGGCAGAAGTTTCATATCCTCATAATGGTGTTTTAATGAGAAAAACAAGACGGAGTAAAGCCAATGCCTGATATATCGATGTGCACGAACGAAGATTGCCGCAAATCTTCATTATGTAAGCGCCACGCAGACAGCGGTACACTTCCTAATGTTTATTGCCAAACTTATATCACCTTTAATCCAATGACCGACGGTAATTGCGATTATTTTTGGGATATAGAAACAAGATGGAGGAGGGTGAGATGAAAAGTCATGACATTTGCAATGCGGTAGTGTTCTTCTCATTGTCTATGATTACCGTTTTTGTTTACCAGCATACTTATGATTTGGATGCGCTGTGGATTCTAGCTCTTATGGTTTTATTTACATCTACGGAGGGAAAATGACTAACCAAACAGACTTCACAAAGCCGCTTTCCGCCGGACAATATCTAACAAAGGATGGATATAAGGCTATCGTATATGAAGATCGAACCGGATATGCAGTTAAGGGGCATAGAATGAGAGGTGGCCTTGAGTGGGACGAACAAGGAAAACATATCCATAGCGGTAAATATTGGAATGACCAAAATGATATTGTAGCAAATTGGATGGAGGAAAATATATGACAGACTTCACACAGCCGGGGTTTTATCGGATGCGGAATGGGCAGAAGGCGGAGGTATTGGGGTATGTCAAAGGATGGGTTATTGGTTTTGTCCACGATGACAGGGAACCCGACGGCTATGTAAATTATTGGCTAAAGAACGGAAGATCGATGGGAGAAGAAACAGTTAAAGGTGACGACCTAATCGCCCCATGGGTAGAGCCTAAAGAGACGGTGGTGATTGAAGGGTGGATTAACGTATCCACCAAGGGAATTTCCTGTGTTTATCCATCAGTAATGGAGGCAGATGTCGCACAAAATGGTTATCGATATGACTGCCGCAAAATCCGCTACACAGAAGGCGTTGGTATTGTTGATATCACTGACAAGGTGGATATTACCGATAGGGTGGATATAACGAATGAGGGGGAGTGATGATTATAAAATTATCAAAAAACAATGCTGGAATTAGATCGTTTCCACTTACAAGGGATGAGGCCGTGAAATTGTGGGCGCGTGGTATATATTACGATGCGGATGAATATTGTGATCCGGTGCCGGATACTTTTGATATGGATAAAAAGCAAAAATGGATTGTGCTTAAGGAGAGATTTATCAAAGCTAGGGAAAAATACGAGAAATACGAGGCAGAATATCAAGAAGTAAGAGATAGCCTTGATGAATTATTTTCGGTTACTGACCCATCAAACAAAGGGGGCGATAATGACGAGTGACAGACAAACAAAAATAGTAATGGATATTATTAAAAACACTCCCTTAGAATGGGGTGGATTTGAAGGCACAGGCCTTTCGTGGAATGAGCTAAGTGAAAACGAAAAACTTATTATAGTCGCAAACGCAGCCATTGCCGCCTCGGACGCGCATCGCGGTGCTGAGCTAGATAGAATCGCTAAAGAAATGCACTACCCCGAATGTTGGGACACAGCATCCTATCCTACCATATATGATGCTATCTATGAAATGGCTGCATGTAGCGAACATCCCGCCGACGCAGAGGTGCGGGAGAAGATGGCGTGGCGGGATATTGCGAGTGCGCCGAGGGATGGTACAAAAATTCTAGCAATAGTAGATGGAGATATAACCACCGTGCGCCACGAATATGGAGAATGGAATTTATTGGTATGCGGAAATTATTGTGATAGCGCAAATGTTGGGCTGCCACAGTTCTGGATGCCCCTACCCACCCCACCACAACAGGAGAAGCCGGAATGACACTGCACGATAAAGCAATGAAAGCAGCAATGATTGCATACGCTGGTGACAGACCGCATACGCCTCAAATCGGACAACATTGGGTTAAGCGGGCAATCAAAACCTACCTAGACACGCTGTTTGCGGATGAGGGGATGGTGGAAATTGTTAGCACAGTCATAGATGATGTGATGAAGCAAGATTTTGATTATGGGGGAGGTATTCACAATATGAATGAAGTATGCCTAGCAATCTTCCAAGCAATCAAAAACTACACGGGGCAAGAATGACCTACGATCCAGATAAAGAACTAGATGCTATGGAATAAAAGATTAAAAAAGTAAGGGGGAGATTATGGCAGGGAACGACGGAATAACCGAGGATATGCTACGCAAAATGGTGGTGTTCTTTAAAGAAAAGAGATCATATTCATACATCATGAATGCCTTGAAAATATCTGAATCTTGCATTGAGAGATACTATAGGAAGTTTCGCTATGATGGATTGCCAAAAACAACGCCATGCGGGAAAGAAGAATCTAAGAAGATTGTTCAACTAGCAAAAGACGGAGCAAGCGTTAGTTCAATATGTGCAAAGTTTAACCGACTTAGATCAACTGTATTGCGGATATTAAAGGATAATAAAGCCCCTATCTACATGAAAAAAGTAGAGGATAGGGTTGAAAATAAGATAGTAAACTTTCCAAACCCTAAGCCAAAAAAAGAACCGTTACCCTACATTGAACAGGCTATTATAATTCTTGGTGAAAGGCACGGGATGCGATTTGGGATTCATCACATTGACGGTAAAAGAGTAATGCTTTGTCAAGTAATGCAGGAGGCTAACAAAATCTTGAGAGATAGGGGTCATAACCAAATAGGGCGGGATTCTGAATGGCTGGTGTGAAGTTTGACAGTGTTGGTTTTACCGTTGGAAAAGAAGGGTTTGATGCTGAGTTTTATAGTAAAAAAAACAAAGCACTGCGTATGCTTGATTATATCTCAACCCCCGAAAAACTGGAAGACTATGTAACTGGCTTATGGCAAAGCGAAATTGGTCGTCACAACATGTGTATATCTCAATATAATGGCGGACTAATTGTCAACGGAGAGATAGATCAAATGAAAGAATCCTTGGCCATACAACAAAAGGAAGCTCTAAAATCTACTAAAGCCGAATGGATAGAGAGCAAGAAAAAAGAGATTTTATCTAATAAAGAACAATACGAATTAGATTCAATGTAATGCTTTAAGTTGATGCTGCTGCACGTAGAAGTCCACGTAGAACTTCTCTTCTTCAGGGGTGTATGGCTTGTGAGTTTGCCATTTATGCACTAATCCCCTTGGCGGGAAGTTAGGAAGTGGGCAGTCAGTGGTCGTTATGGTCGAGCAACTTGTTAAAAACATCGTCAGCATTAACAGGGCGATTGCGGTATATTTCTTCTTTTGCATCGTTGCGTTTCCTTAGTAATTCGGCCTCCGAAAACAATCTTTTATATTGTTCACGATGTTTGCCGTTTTGCCATGCAAGTGCTACTATGCCACCGAGTAGCACTGTTACAATAAGATAAATCATTTAAAAATGGCGGTGGTTGTAATAAAGCGAAGCGCCACAATAACAACACCAATAGTGGTAGTTACTGTTCCGGGATATTGAGCAACAATGTTAGTAATTTCCGCGCTTTGCAGTACGCCAAGCAATGCAGTAGACACTCCGAATACTAATGTTTTCCGGCCAGACATATCAACTCTCCTTTGGTTAAATTAATTCAAAATGCACTAGATCATTAAACTTATTGTCCTTGACGTGAGTATCACGATTCCAGTCACCGCCATAACGCATTTCAACCCCTAAAGTAGCCGCAACTCCCATTACATAACCTGCAAAGTAGCGAATGCGGTTTAAGTCATTCCAGTCAATAGGAAAGGGAACCACGTCCACGGCTAGACTAGGCTTTTGGTTATGTTTTCCATGAGGCCATTTTAACTTGCTTTTGCCCTCATTAAAAGCTTTGTTTTGGGCCTCTTCATCCCTGTGGCCTTCTAAGATAACGCAATCAAAGTGTTTAATAACTTCGTTAAAAACCTTGATAAGGTCGGGATGGCATGTTGCGAGTGCCGCTTGTGATTTCAATGAGTAGTTAGGCATTATGGTTCCCTATTTTTCATATATGTCTAGACACCCATGCAAAAAATCCACCAAGTACCGTTCCAAAGGCTGTAAGTCCAAGAGCGCCTATAACTTTATTTTTGCTAATATATTGCTTTAGATCGTCTAGCGTTTCTTCAATTCTATCTAGCCTTTTAGTAGTATCTCTCGCATGAGCGTCTAATCTTTCGGCTGCTACCTTTGCGTGCTCTTTTTGTTGCTCGCGCAATCCCTTAAGCTCGCTATCTAGCACGGCTATTTGAACGGCACGTTCCATTTCTTCACTCTGCGGGGACACTAGGCGGCTCTACTGGTTTAAGTTGCTGTAAAGCAGCCATAAGCTGCACTGAGGGGTGCTGAGATACATAGTTAGCAATGGATTGTAAAAGTTGCTCGTTTATAACATATTCTTTCATAATTTGCCCTAAAATTTGTTTCTAGTCACTAGTGGTTTTGTGGAATACTCTTCCCTCAGTATAAGTTTTCTATACGGAACTTCGAGGAATTGTAACAAATTTCTCTCAAAACCTAAAGCCAAATCTTCAATCCTTCTCCCAAGTGACATTTCCTCGTAGGATATTTCCAGTATCTTTAAATCCTCAAAGGCGTGTCTCACCCTAAGCCTGTGCTCGCGCATGGCTTCAATATGGTCTAGCAGTGTCTCATAGGTAACGGAGCTTCCCTTGTCCTTCGTATGCCACACCGTATGCAGTGGATCACGGGTTAAGTGAATCACCGCAACCTTATTATCCCAGCAATATTGGATTATTTCGTTGTTTAGTTGGTTGTATTTTATATCCACACCCACCACCGGCTTAGGATGGTCAAACGCTGTATCTAGTGCCTTGGCATAATCACCCTTCCCATGCTCGCTAGGATGCCATCCCGCTGGAATGCAAAACAACTCCTTGTGAAAGAAAATATCAGGATGCGAGTTTAAAAAGCACCTAAGCAGGTTAGTGCCGGACAAGTACCATGATATTAAAGCGACTTTCTGAACATTGCCCGACATGCTATCCAATCTTCTTCAATACCTTCATATAAAGTACCAGTTATCAGACTATATTGCGGCATCTTAAATTTACCATGCGCTAAGCCATCGCGTAGTGAAATAGGCTGGTATGTCATCGCAACCTTCACACCTTCATATTCAGAAAATGTCGGCGGTATTCTTTCCGAATCATCAGGAACAAATACTACAATATCAATATCTGAATCAGCATAGTCATGCCAATACACCCTAGAACCAACTGCACAAATGTCATCATGGTCACATAACGTCATTACGGATTCAATAAACGCCAAAAGAGCATCTTTGTTTTCTTGTGACCAATCCTGAGTGTGTTTGTCATTTTCGATCATATTATCCTGCTGTTGTATATTGACCGGCTACCTGAATGTCACCATACCACGAAATATTATTATTGGTAGCGCCCGTAACACGCACTAACGCATTGGTTCCGCTTTGAATAATATTAACCGCCCAACCAGCCTGCGATTCGTAAATTGCGGTAACGTCCACCGCTCCCGCACCACCATTTACAGTGACAGTACCCGCCACGTTTCTAACGTTTACTGTGCGTTGATACGAAGCCGCATCACCAGCCGCACCGGATGAACCGCCACTGCGGATGGCCGTAACCGTGATTGTGAACGTATAAGTAGCGTTCGAAGTTGTGGAAAATGTTAAAAGCGTAGTTTGTGTGTTATTGGTAGTGGTTATTTTTGGCTGTAAAAGTCTAAATTTATTATCTTCGCCTGTCTGGGCCGTTTGAACAGCAAACGGGATTGATGCTTGATTAAGAACCTCTAGTTTTGCGCCAAGGACTGTGAAACTTCCCGGATTACCAACAGCTACCGACCCCCCATTGGGAACCAGCGCTAATGACTGATACCCCGCGCTGTTATCAATAACATCAATGAACCCGTAATCAGAACTATCGTTATACCCTATATAGGTAAAGGCGCTGCCCGAACCAGTATCGTAAACACTTCTACCAATCGCTAACCCGGCCTGATCTGCTGTATATCCGGCTCCCGTCTTTTCAATATTTACAACACAATTTCCAGTACCAGTCGTAGTTGATCCAAATAGCCAGTTACCGGCGCTGTTTACAAATCCACGGAGTGTTCCGGTGACGGTAGTACTGTTGGCCGCAGTATACCATTCTTGCTGTGTAGCTGCATTCCAAACGGAGTTGCCACCACCATAGCGGATAACATTTGAGGAACTTCCCATGATGCCATATAAAAACGCTACGGGTTCTTCAGCGGTAGTGTAGTGTGTGCTTGTAATCGCACTTGATTTTGTAGTGACGTTAGTTTCACTATCCGACATGCGGATATTAGCGTTAAACCCGCTGGCACTGATATAAAGCCTTCCAGCGTTTGAAGTGGGAGGAGAGGCCGTACCAAGGCTTAAAATATTACTAGAATCATTCCAAAAGAAATTCGTATTATCCTGCGTGTAAATTCCAGAAGCCCCAGCGAATACTACGCTTCCGGCGGTAAACGTGGTCGCGGTTCCCGTTCCTCCATTGCCTACACCAAGTGTGCCAGAAATATGTGTTGTAAGCCCTATTTTACCATAACTGGGGGCAACGCCAACGCCACCTGATATAATGGCATTTCCGGTCGCAACATCAGCAAGAGCGGCAACGGTGTTTGATGACGTTGCCATAAGAATGTCGCCAGTAGTGGCCGCATTCGGGAGCAAGAGCGTTGACGTTATCCAGTTTGTACCATCACCACGAATATAAGACCCCGAAGTTGCAGTTTCAGTTAGTGTTGGTGTCGATAAAATATAATTAGTGCCATCTGATCTAAGCCATCTACGAGCAGTAGCACCAGCACTTGTTGGAATGGTTGATGTAGACCAACTAGGCGTTACACTTGCGCCAGAAAGCAGCATCCTATTCGCTGTTGCAGTACCAGCCAACACTTCCATGGAATCAGCATCTGTCCACACAATACCACCAGCAGAAGCGGTAAGTGACTTACCAGAGCCGCCGCGTGTCATCGCAAGCTGCCCCGTCCATCCAGCCGTTATTGAGGTAGCTTGTAACAACGCGGTGGTCGGTGTTCCACCAAGCGTTAGCGTTACGTTTGTGTCATTAACTCTGGTTAAAGCCTGTCCATTAATATCAGACCCATCAATCACCTCCCATACAGGAACGGCTGAAATTACGCCATTCCCGGTTTGTGAAAGGAACATTTTAGTTGTCGTGGTATTACCGGGCAATGTGTCAATATTGCTTGAAGCATCGCCGTAAAGAATATTTCCAAGTGCTGCGTTGTCGGGATAAATTGCAGTTGTAGAAACTGGTGCTGAACCGGGGCCAGAAGAACGGTACAGTGTACCTGCCGTTGCCGGAGGTATAATCCCCAATCCAGTTGCCGTTGAATACACAAGGCCGCCGTGGTCTGGTGTTAAATTAGCATTTGTCCCACCATCCGCGAGGGAAACGAGAGTGCCGCCCACGCGATAAATATATTGCCCTGCTTTAGTAACCGAATCTGCAAGGTTGCATGTTGCCGTTCCCGAAGATGATGTGGCGGTGATAAAATTAGTAAGCGTAGCAACACCCGTAGTAGAATTCCAAGCGCCGAAGTTTATCGTTCTTGCGTTAGTCGCTCTTGCCTGAAGTGAAAGATTGCTGATTCCCGCGATAGTGGTAGAGGCTATGGTGGTGATAGT